TATATTAAAAAGAAAGTTTTAATGTATCCATATCATAATAAAATCAAATCAAGAATAAATAATGGCGAATTAATTAAATATGAATATGTTGAAGTGTATAAAAATATTTCACCTTGTTTAGTACTGTACTTTAATACAGAACCTTATTTAAGACCTATTCGCGAACATCGTTTTGAAGAATACGAACATGTTTTTACAGACTTACAGGTATCTTGTAGTAAAAAAGAAGTTTAGATGAAAGTAGGTAACCTATACAGAAGTAAAGAAAATGATAAACTATATATCATAGAACACCTTATTAAAGATATCTACCGACTTAATAATAATGCTAATGCAGGCATATACGCTTACCCCTTCAACCATCCAGCAAAAACACTTACATTCTTAGAAAAAAATAAGGGTAAATGCTTACAGTGGGTAAGTGATAACTTCAAACTAGTATGCCATCTATAATAAAAGCACCTTCCCAGTTGTTTCTTAAAAAATAAATTCATAACTTAAAGATATAACAGAGTAGATAAGAAATAGTATTTAATTATTATTAGTTTAATATATAAATAAAATAACTTATAAAATAGTTAGTAATTAAGATATAGTCTAAATCAAATACCTAACGAACAGTTATTACTTTAGTATAAGATACTTAAGGTAATAGCATAGATATTGCAGTGGATAATACTGCAAGGACTGTATCTTATTAACATAATTAAAAATAATCCTAAATAAATCATGAGAAACAAGAACTATATTCAATTAAAAATAGAGCAAATTCAAAACCTATCTAAATCTATAAGTTTTCATATTAATAGGAATGAACGAGTAGAGGCTATAAGTACGCTTAAAGAGGTAGGGGAAATATTGAGGGATATGCAGGTATTACTTAATACTGAAATACAGAATTAATATGATTTCAGCAGAGAAGATACAAAGTAATTGGGATGTTCATTTAAAATTAATAAACCATTTTATAACAGATCGTAAGGATCAAGTACTAGATATGGTTAAATCTATGGAAGACTATTACGCTATAGCTCCTGCCTCTATCAAGGTACATTACCACAGTGCTTTTCCAGGAGGGTACGTAGAACATGTGAATAGGGTAGTGCAGATGTCTCTAAAGATGAAAGAGTTTTACTTAAGCATGGGAGGTAAGGTAGATTTTACTGATGAAGAATTAGTATTCTCAGCATTATTTCACGACCTAGGTAAAATAGGGGACGGAGAAAGGGAGAATTATATAGCCTCCTCAGATGATTGGAGGAAAGAAAAGATGGGGGAACTCTACACTAATAATCAAGATTTAGACTTTATGCTGATACAGGATAGGTCACTCTATATACTTCAGAAGTTTGGAATCCCTTTAAATCAGAAAGAGTACTTAGCTATAAGATGTCATGACGGAGTTTTTGATGAAGCTAATAAAGCTTACTTCATAAACTTTAATCCAAAATCTAAATTTAAAACTAACCTAGTATATATTCTACAATCATCAGATTACTTAGCTTCTAAAATAGAATGCGATATGTACGAAGACAGGTTAGTAGAATCAGTGAAAGGTTTAGTTAAGCCTAGGTATAACAACAAAAAATAAATTAAAAATGATATCAGTAATAAGCATAGCACTACTTATAGTGCTTATAGTAATTGCAGGAATAGCGATTAGGAACCTGATGATAAAGGTCGAAAAGTATGAAGATATTGCAATGAATCAAGCAACGTATCTGCAGAATATATCAGAAGTAATAAGAGATTCACAAAAGCACCTAAATGAAATTGACGAAAAAGGAGCATTCAAGTCAGATGATGAGGTCGGTTATTTTTTTGAACAACTAAAAACCGTACAGCAAGAGCTTGACCGCTACATGCTACCCGAAAACTATGGCAAGGAAGAAATCATCGAATAACTACTTTACAAAAGAAACAGAAGAGAACATTGTACTCTACAACAATTCATTAGGAGATCCCGATATCAGGGCAAAGATATTTACAGAGCATATATATACTCCCTTCTATAAATTAGCAGAAAATATAATACATACCTTTAAGTTCTACTATACAGACGTTGAACAGATAGAAGACCTTAAACATGAGGTAGTTTCTATGTTACTTGAAGAAAAGATTATGAAGTTTGACCCTACAGTAGGCGCAAAAGCATACTCATATTTCGGAACTATTGTGAAGCGTTGGCTAATAAACTATAACAATAAAAACTATAAGAAGTTAAAACAGATAGGGTCTTTTGACGATATAGAAGAATCTTATGAATACGGAAAAGAAGTAGTACTTCCAGGCAGTATTACATTAGGGCAGTTTATAGACTTATGGGTTGAGGTAACCTATGAGAATTTAGACGAAATGTTTATAAAAGATAGTGAGAAGAAGATTGCAGATGCTGTCTTAACTCTGTTTAAGACAAGGTATGATTTAGATATTTTTAAAAAGAAAGCACTTTACATCTATATACGGGAAATGACCGATTGTGAGACTCCCCACCTAACTAAGGTTATATCTGCTTTGAAAAAAGACTTCTACAAAATGTACTATACCTACCACGATCAAGGTAAAATTACATTAAAAGAACTATAATCTATTTATAGTAAAGAAGAACAGGATGGATACAGATAAAAAGATATTCGGAGACAAGAAACTCTCAGACCTTTTTGAAGAGATTTACAACAACTCTAAAGAGACGAAAGGGCAAGTGAAGAGCCTTATAGGTGAACTTAAACCCCTTGTGGAAAGTATAGGGGATGCAACCCTACTTGTACCGATGATTAAAGAGTATATGGAGATAGGGGTAAAGAATGATGAGCAGTTAATAAAACTAGCAACAATAATCCAAAGACTAGAATCAGCATCAGCTAAAGGAACTACATCGGATGAATTTGACTTCTCAGACCTCCAAGACCTTTTATTAGAGCAAGAACAGGAACAAGAGAAGTTAGATAAGTCAAAAGAAGATCCAAGTAAAGAGAGTTAATGTACACTAACAACTTCAATAAAGAAAGCTTCTCACCAGGAATTCCAACAGGAAAATCCTCATCCCCTGCATCTAAGTTTGGCAGGGTGTTGGATATTATACTAGATGCAAGCCACCCTCAGTACCGCAATAAAGGAGGAGCAAAATCTATCAACGGAGTATTCTTTAGGTACGAAAGCACTGATTCCTCAGAAGATACTGCAGACCAGTTAAGGTTTGCATACCAGGGGAACGGTACAATAAAAGTGGTTCCTGTAATAGGAGAGTTGGTAAAGTTGGAATCAAGGCCAACAAGTAGAACGTCAAGCCTATCGGGTAAATTAGTAAACTATTATACAGCTGTAGTGAATATTTGGAATCATCCAAATTCAAATACGTACTTAGATGTGTACTCTAATCCAACGTTAGACATAAGTAAAGGAGGGGAGTTCATACAGGAGTCTACTATAAATCCTATACAGTCAGCGATGGGAGATATTCAAATAGAAGGGAGACAAGGGCAATCAGTAAGGTTTACAGGAGCAAAAGGAAAAGCTAATCCCTGGATTGATGATAGTAATTTAGGAGCACCTATGATGATATTTAGTAATGGGCAAGTTACTACCGAAGACGGGTTTACAACAATTACAGAAGATATAAACGAAGATGCTAGCTCTATCTACATGGTCTCTAACCATCAGATACCTCTAGTTCAAGCAAGTGAAAAGAGAGATGCTTATAAAAGAGAACCTGTAAAAGCAGATCAGTACAAAGGTAATCAAGTTATTATAAGTGGAGGGAGGTTAGTATTTAATGCTAAAGCAGACGATATACTACTACTAAGTACAGAGTCAATAGGACTGAACACAGAAGGTAGTATTAACTTAGATGCAAAAGAATATCTTGCTCTAGATGCTCCTGCAATATACTTAGGAAAAGAAGCTTTAACGGCACCTAAAACAAGTATTGAAGCAGTACTACTGGGTAATCAAACTGAAATATTTTTACAACAGCTATTGAACATGTTAGAGGGAATGGCAAAAGACATGGCTACAGCAATTACAGCAGACGGAAAACCTATACCGAAGATAAATAAGAGAGGAATACAGATGCAACCTGTAATTAAGGTACTGAGAAATCAGATAAATATAAACGGTGCATCGAAGTTAAAATCTAAAAAAGTGTTTACATCATAATGTCAATACAGTCTAGTTTGTCGAAAATAGTAGCAACCCAAGTAGGTAGGATACAGGGAGAATTAGAAGCTCGTATACAGTCCGAGGCTCTGAGTATGTTAAATAAGTTCGCAAATTCATGCCCTGTTCAAAAAGAGTTGAAG